GCTGTCAATATTGAAACTCTCAGTTTTATTCATGCGCTTTATGTGATCCGGAACTCTTCCTAAAGTTGGATCAGTAAAGGTTGCAGGTGAAACAAGTAGCATAAATTTTATATTGTGGCTTAAGTCGTCATCGTTGTAGTCATCAGAACTTGCCAGGTAAGCGTATTTATCCTCAAGTACACTATCTTCGAATCCTCTATATGGTTTCCAATTCCATAAGGATACGTCTTTTAATGTAGGAATAGAATCATATCTTTCCTGTGCCCACATGATTGGATATATCTCATGAAGATATTTAATTGACACTCTATTATGATTTGGTGCAAGTGGTTCCCATATAGAGAAATCTGTTATAGGTAAATCAGCTACCACATCTTGGTAGCTACCAAGTAGCTCTGGATCTTCCTCCTCTGTAATAAGGTCTGGTCTTTCGTTTCCTCTTGTATGATTTATTCCTCTAGCTAAGAAACTATAAGATTCTCCTATCGGTTCTCCGCCGGCATTAATTGATTGACCTAGACTTTGTAGGTGAACATCAATTATTGTATACTGCTTAATCTCTGGATTCTTATCCAGTAATCGATCATGTCTGCCGCTGTAATAAATATTTATCTTGGTGAAATGAACATCAACTAGGTCTTGTTCTTTTAGGGTATTAGAATCAGCATTTCTTTTTAATGGCATAATATCAGAAAAATATGATAGAGCAGCTGAGTCATTGAAGTTCAGTAAGAATTGTCCTTGTACCAATTCTTCTCCATTAGCTACAGTATCAAAGCGCACAGATTTATATCCGTATATTGGTAGCTTTGCTCTACTGACTTGGAACTGAAAGAATGGAGAATCTAATTGGATATCTCTTCCATCGTCAGTTACTGCTACAATTGCTACGTCACTTCCACTGAAATACATAGTTTATGTGCTCACAGTCATGAATACGCTTACTGATCTATTGTCGTCTACATTTAAAGAATGTGGTATTTTAGAATAACCATCTTTGTAGTAAGTAAAAGACCACGAGCCTGGTTTACCAGTTACTGCTATTCTTCCGCTTGCTGGACTATTAAATATTTGTTCATTAGATACTGGAGTTACTACTGTTAGTTTAACATCTTTTAATGGCACACCTTCTTGATCGGAAATTGTAATTGTATACATTACATTAAATATAGTATCACTTGCTGGATTTGAAACCTCTTCAGTAGTATTAGTATCTACTGGTATATCTTCTAAAGTGGATCCTGAAGTAAGACCTGGTTGTCCTGGTGCTATTACTCCCTCTTCTTCCATTGATACCGGTAATTCAGTTGGTGGAGTAGTGTCTGGATTTAATGGATCCATTGATAGTTGTTGTTCATGAATAGCTGCCCTATCTAAGTGAGGATTACCGGCGCTATCATAGCTTACGATCGGTTGATTAAGTTGTGAGAATGAATTGAGCTGATCAAATCCAGCTGCATTCAACATTTGTACAAATCTTTTATTATTAGCTTCTGCTCCGAGTCCTGACATGTACCCCCGTGATAAAGACATATCATAAGTGACCTGCCATGGCGCTGTGTCTGCTCGTTCTCCAGAACCTGTACTAATTAGTTTAACTTTTGTGCCGTTCCCAACAAGGGCAATAAGATCATCTGCTTCTCTTTCGGTAGCAAAATACTTTTCCTGTGTTACAATTTCTGATCCAGCACTGTCCCACGCCTCTTTCATATTTGGTCCCGGGTGCAGTAAGTCTATATCTTTAGCTACATACTGCAGTGTTGTCTCTAAGTATGCTTCATCTGTTCCTAGTACCATTCCTTCGTCAACTATTTCTATGTCATATAACGACATAAATGCGCTTAGTCCGTCTTCATTTACAAACATGAAATACATATTAAATGGTGGTACCTGGTCTGTCATAATTGAGTGTACAGGAGAGTCCTCAGTTTGTACAACAAGATGATTAATTATATCCCACAGGGCTGCTTTATTAAAGTTTATGAATACCATTGATCCTGCAATTGTTCGTGGTCCGTGAGTATATGCCTGTGCATAAGACTTTCCAATGCTACGTACAGGTACTTTATCTCTATGTGTTGACCAACTGACTACAGATATATTTGATAAATTTATAAGTGGAGGAATATTTGGAAGACCCACTGTATTTGAAAACATAGGAACAGCTAAAGTAGCTTTAATATCTACTCCGCTGAATGTGCCTTGCTCGTTTCCTTTTATAAAGAAGTTTTCATTCATTATGATTAGCTAATAGGAGGTGCAGTTTCCCACACCTCCATCAGATTGTACGGGGTTTTATTATAGCGTATTTGCTGTACCAGCATTATATGTCTGTACAGTTGAATACCCTCCATTAACCGGTTTCCACCAGTCTACTTGTTTTGCAACAAAAGTCATCTGTGTTTCTTGCACAGTGTCATCAACGGAGATACCAGTACCCTCAGAGATTAGATGCACGCCGAATATTTTCATAACGGTTGCATTTCCAAATTCATTTACACCCACAAGAGTTACATCAAATGGTGGAATTTGGTCACTGTAGTATGGTTGTGCTGGAGAATAGTCACTCCAGTCTGCGTCAGCAACAGCTGTATTATCACTTCGATTCATATCTGTAGGGCGTTTTATATAACTAGCAGTTTGCATAATATCATATAATGCTTGACGATCAAACATAGTGAATATCATTGATCCAGCTATACCACGTTTACCGCGTGAGTAAGAGATAGCATCTGGTTGTCCCATTACGAATACTGGGCGTACTTCTCTATTAACAGATAGAGATAATCCTTGAAGATTTCCGATTTCGTAGTTACCGAAAACAATCTTGATATCAGATCCTGAGAATGTAGTGTAGGTCGAAGCCTCGTTGTTCTGTGTTACGTCGAAAACATTTGCATTTGGCATTTGTGTTTTCCTTAATATTAGTTCTTGTCCGTAAGAACTCTGGGCACTCGGATCTCAAATTAGTTATGGCATATATAGAAAAACCCCCGTCATAACAACGGGGGTTTAGCTTGGATCCTGAGGAGAGGAGGATCGATTAGTAAGATGTATTAGGCATTACTTACATCAGACTTTAGGATCACCGGAACACGGATATCCCTGATTTCAAATACAGGAACAAGAGTAAGTGGTATCTCAATCTGTCCTATTACTCGTTGGGCCGGACTAGACTTTACAGTGAATGTAAAGCTAACAAGGCTTATAGGCACGCGAGCACGCAGCTTTGTATCGATTGCTGTCTCCAGTGCTTGCAATGTTTGGAGTGTATTTGGTTTACCAAGGAAGGCTCCAGCTACGTCACGGACATCTCTAACGGCAGAGTTAACTGCACGCATTGTTGATTCAAGATGATAATCAGATGTCAGTGCAGCTAATGTGATACCATCAGCTAGTCGAGCTCCACGTGCTTCTTGGATTGCTCCATTGATGCGGGCGTCACTTAGTGCGTCCAACTGTGGTGTTCCACTTGTCATTTTATCTGAATATTGATACCTTAATCCAAGTAATCCTGTTATTGAATCTAGGTACATTGTTTCTTCATCTCTTAGCATAGCTATATGTCCAGCAACTGCAGATTCTGCAGTGTTCGCGTAACGAACACCCTTGCCGCGGAAAAATCCTTCAATGTCGACAGCCGTAAGGGCTTTAGAATCGAAACTGGATAGGAAGTTTGCGGCACGTAGTTCATCAGAATAATCTACAATTGTTAGCTTTTTAGCTCTAGTGCTAATGTCTGTACGTATGATAGTTGAGTTTGGTCCTGTACCAACCATAGGCTCAAATCCGATTATGCATTGAGCTTCTCGGTTGTGGCTTTCAATGAAGGTCTTTATTAGGCCGTGAAAGTTTGCGTTCACTGTTTGTGCTAATCCGGAGTTGGTATTGTACCCAGTTTTACTTGAGTCAATGTAAGCTCCAGGAATTACCATAAGAGCGAAGTTTATACCTTCAAGGTTATCAAATGCTGATTCTAGTTCTTCATAGAGTTCAGTATTTGTCAAAGATACACCATTTTTCCCGCCTTTAAGTGTTTGAGCACTAGTTAGGGTTGGGGAGGTAGGTGCATATTTGTAATTAAAACCTACAATACAGTCTTCAGTACCAATGGCCTCACCATCTGGGCCTGGTTGGATATCTTCACCTGATAGGGTGATTTTTCCTGTCTGTGCGTTTGTAACATTGACGGTTGATCCCATCTCATAATATGTTACAGTAGCATAACGGAATACAGTATTCTGAGGTAGGGCTGCGCCAAAGACGAATTCCTTTCCTCGAACAAAGTAATCAGTAAACGCAGTAGATGCAGTGACAGCTGATAGATTCGTTTTCTCAGTAAAGATACCAAGACATGAATCGTAGCTTACACGTATATCTCCTTCGTCGTAATCCGCTAGGTTGACAGTTCCGCCGTCGGCTGGAATGGTAAGTGTAGCTTTCAGCGTGGATGAATTCCAGGATAGAGACCATGTGCCTGCGGACAGATCCATGATATCCCATTCTGTTGCTCCAGCTGTAGCTTTGCGCATTTCAACTTTGATTGGGTATGTACCATTAACTGTTACAACACCGGCTTTACTCCAGCGTGTGATACCTTTAAATCCAGCACCAAGATTGGCAACTGTATAGTCAGCATCATAGCCTTTTGCGGTATGGAAAGATGAAGCTACTTTAAGGGGACCTAACATCCCAGAATTAGCAGCTGCATAATCTGCAATACCAAGCTGTGCATCAAATGCAATGGTACGATTGTCTGTGTCAAATTCGCCAACATTTACGCCGCGAACTCGGAAGTAGCCTTCACTGGTTAGATCGCCGCTACCGGGATCTTGTGCCAAAGTGGCTAGAGGTGCTTTATCGGTTGTTACGTTAAGTAGTGTATTGAATCTAGTGTCATTACGTCCAGGTAAAGGCATACGAGCTGCTTTTACTGTTGTGGATCCACCATCAAATACTTCAATACCACTGTCACTAATAGCATAAATGCTACTAACTGATACAATAGGTTTTGTTGTATAGTTGGTTGGATCGGTTCCACTTACGTCAGTGCCATCAATATATAATGTACTGTTAACATAATCACCGGTACCCACATTACTTATATCTAACTTTGTTTCAGTGTCTGATGTTGAAACAATGATATCTGAATCGTTAGTTGTATTAAGTAACAATTCGAATTGAGCAGTTTTATCTGGAACTGTAGCGATAAGAATATCACGCATATTAGTTTCAGCATTAATAGCTGCAGCTAGTTCAACTAGGTTGTGGGCATGCACACTCGCATTGTTTGGGTTATCCCAGTCGTATTTAAAGGTAGACCATAATTCGGTTTTCGGATTATAGATCTTAAACGTCTTAGCCGACGTGTCTTGGGTAATTGAGATGTTATTGTATTTATCACCTGAATAAAAAGCCTCAAGTGTCAACGCAACGCCATCAGTAGTATCAGCGGAATTTAGTTTTATGGCTGATCTTGCGCCAACAGCATCACCTATACGCATCCCTGTAATAAGGGGACTTTTCCCGCGTGAGGTTTGTGCTTGCCAGCATTCGTTCAACGCACGAACAAGTGTACCGGTGCCAAAGGCTCCGAATATTTGTTCTGCATGATCCAAGTCACGTATAGTGACAGGGGTATACATTGGTCCATCAGCTGATGTACCAAGTATAATAACGTGTTTGTTGAACAGACCAGACTGTTCCGCTCTTTCTAAGTTACCGTCGGTAAGGGTTGGGGTAAACTTTGGAAGTGGCATATTTATTTACTCCATTTATCTAAGCTTAGACTTGTGAGTCCAATTTAATTTTGACCTCTTGGATCTTCTGCGTCTCTACTGCTGAATTAACACACAGCATGACGTAGTAGGTTAGCGTACGCGTTTGAAGCAGGTTATTAACCTTAAGCAATTCTTTGTCTTGTTTTCGTTCATGGAAATGATACTGTTCTGCTCCTAGTAGACTTCCATAATGTGGCATAAATGAAAATTGAAACCACTGAGCAATCTTCTCAGCCTCACTAGCGGACTGAGACCATATTGTAAATGAGAAGAACGCATCAAACTTTTGTCCAAATATTTGATATACCTTATCTCTAGATTCTATTTCATCTCGTAATCGTGGCTTATTTTCTTTTGTCCCACTACTAGAACCTGGTTTAACTGACCCGCCAAGACTAGCAGGCATAACAGATACTTCCCATGTTATAGCACTTTTAAATTCTTTATCAGTTTCATAATTGATTACCCATTCAGGGTATGATGGTTCCAGTGTTAGATCTGAGTCAACATATGATAGTACCTCAGACATGCCCTGTATGTATCTATATACATCTACACCTTGGAAAAATAGATTACTTTCATAATTGATATTAACTTCAGGGGCATCATTTGGTCCATCATAGATTAATATATTTCTTGCAGAATCAGAGCTTGACATTAGTATGCTTCCAATCTAGGAACAACTATACATGTGGAGTATATTAGTGCTCCGCCGTGCCCTCTTTTAAAAGAGATATCATCTATTGTATATGCTTCTCTGTGGTCCATTTGCATTACTAGTCCTGGTGTTAAATCTCTATTTTCTCCATCGTAGTTGATTTCAATAATTACATCTCCTCGCTTTGGGGACATACTGTAATCAATAAATATTTTGCTCTTTTCAGTAATTACTCCCGCAGTAGAGCGAACACTTGCAGGATCATGTCTAACTAGAATAGGAAAATCTGAATAATCCCACTTTGATCCGCCTACTCCTTCTTCTGTAGCTGGATCCACATATGAAGATTCTGTAGATAGATCATAACGCCTATAAATTACCCAATGCCCATAGTCTACTAGTGTGTCCATAATAGATGTACGTTGTGATTGCGCTGAGTTTCCGTGTAGTTGTAGTGTCATTATCTAGTTTTCTCTTCAATATCTCTACTCCAATTATCTCTATACATTGGAGCTTCTCTACCTGATGCATCTATTGCATTTGATCCTATTACTGCTGATCCGCCTTCTTTGCCGGTTTCTACCCAAGCAGGCCCAGCAAATGGTATTACACTTGTACTGCCCTCGCTAAGCTTTTGCCCTAGCAGTGTTACCATTAAATCAAGGTTTCTTAAATCATCTATAAGGGCATCAGAATCTGGTCTTGATCCTAAACTTAACTCACCTAATTTTTGAGATGTTCCTCCAGGGGAAGAAGTATCTCGCAAGACAATAGTCATCATATCGCGTAGTCCGCGATTTAGAACATACTTACTTGCATAATATGGTGTTATTGTAGGCCATGTAAATCCATGTGATTCCCACAATCCCTTAGCTGTTAAACTTATTTTGTACAGTAGTGTAGATAGTGTAAAATCATTAAAGCGATTTAGTACTGCTCCACTAAACAATCGTAATTCTTCTACAGTTACTAACTGAGGAAGAAGCTTACTAACAAAATCAATTTTTGGTACAAACGTATTAGTAGGTATATTTACCTTAATCGTGTACAGGAAGTTTGAATCCATACCAAAACGTACAGGCCGTATACTTCCTTGAGCGTGCCCAGATTCAGAAACTATAATTGAGCTCTCTGTAATAAGAGCCTCATTAGTAATAAATTCAACTGAATTATTTAAGGCCGTAGCAAGGTCACCACTACTAGCGATCGTAAGTTGATTGCCATTTATGATTAGCTTGTAATTGTCAGCCCAATAATTATCTCCAGCAGGATACCCAAGTGGATGTGATGCAGCAATATCTACTGATGTCCCTGATGGAACAAGACCAGTAAACGTTAATGCTACATTATCTCCAAGAACATTTACCGCTGAGTTGTCTGGAACAGAACTTACTAAGTACAGTTCATCTGTTGTGGGTTCTAGTGCCGGGTCAACTGCTGTAGGTATTGAATCTACTGTATCAGCTGAATCAACATACAGACTAGTTGTAAAATTCCAACTTACTGTTTCAGGTAATTCGGCTGATCCTGCGGACAATACTCCCCAAGCATTGCCCATTACTATGACTGTGTATCTAGTATTTCCTAATAGATCAGCAGCCGGTGTAAATTGTATTGTTTTATTACCAGTTACTGTAACTGTTCCTTCTACCGCAATATTAGTTTCAGATGAAACAAGATTAAATGTAAATTCATTTACACTAGTTGCCAGTAGGTTCTCATTAAACGTAACAATTATAACTGCGTCTAAATAAGCCGTTACTGAGTTGAACCCAGGGCTTACTGTTGCTACGTTAAAGGACATTAGTTATCTAGCGTCCTGGTATTTTTATTGACTTAACATTTTTTGTAATTGGCTCTTGTTCCGTAACTACCATTCCTATACCTGATGCTATACCAAGATCACCCATTAGATCTAGAATTAAATCCATAACTGCAGATCTAGGTGTTACTGCTCTGTTATAGCCTTGTTTCTCAATTTCTAATGCTTCTCGTAGAAACGGACCTTGTGCTTCTTTAGGTAGTGCGCCAACAATTTTAGGTAATAGAGATCTCAAATCTTGGGATGCTTCTTGAAGAAGCTTAAAAGCTTTTGAGTCTTTATCAGCATATGTCATTGTACCTCTAGCAATACTTGGGTTACGTGGTATCTGTTTGCGATTTTTAACGCGTTCCAGATCCCCTTCTGTCCAAACAAGTCCTTTACGTTTGCCTTTTGAACTGGCTTTCGCATCTTGCTTATCTATGAGCCATTGCTTATAGTCATTAGTGAATTCCATTTTACCAGCATTTACTGCACGATTAAGCATCTTCCTCAATTCAGGGTCTTTTGGTATATCTGACATAGCTATCCACCAGTCGCCATCTTCTGGATTAAATGTTTCGGGTTCTTTACCCTCTTCTGCTTTAAGTGCTTTAGCGCTTTTTGGGTTAAGAGCACGAAGAGTCTTTTCAACTGTTTGTGTATTCCAACTTAATTGAAAACCAGTTTTAGGGTCTCGCCACAGCATGGCATCCGCTAAAACTAGGTATTTAGGATTAGACATATTAATAGTATTGTCTGTAGACATTTGCGTTCCTCCTCTAGGGTTATCTTATTAGTAAAAGCCAGTGCAGCCAGTTTAGGCCGCACTAACTTTAACTGTTTTTTGTATCAACAGGTCTATGTTACTAATGCAGTATCATTATCAAGTGTTGACAATGTAACTGAGTTGACATTATCGAATACATAACTCTTATCGATAACAACATCACGCGCAACTGCAACGCCTTTACCCTGTTCAAACAGGCCCATTCCCCAACGCTCTTTGATTTTCATCGCTTTGATGTCGCGTTCTGGGTCGTCCCATTGATCGACAGATGGTCCTTCACGTGTTAACAGAATACCGCAACGACCAGAATCAGCCATTACAATATCAGTAACGTATTTTGTGTTTGCACCAACTGTAGCCGTCTTATAAGAAATGTGTGGTGACACAATAACTCTAAGTGGCGAAGGTAGGTATTCAGGAGCGATATTAAAACTCGCGCCTAGTGGGTTTAAACTAGTAACAAATGGGTTGTTACCAGCTACACGGTTGTCGTTTCCACCCGTTTGGGTGTTGAAACCGCGACCTGTTGCTGTAGTTCTGTAACCTAGCCCGTTAAGACCAGTTCCATATCCAGGTGAACCAGCGCCACCAGGTAATCTGTTGGTTGCTAGTGTAGCACCTTTGAATATGATTTCACGAGTTTCCGGATCTGTCATGAAAACTTTCCATGCCAGCGGACTCATTAATAGTGTATCGGGATTAAATCCACGTAAAAATAGATACACATACAGCTCAAAAATATCATCAACGGTCATTGATCCATTTTGGGCACCTGTAATGTCGCGGCCTGAGCATACGCCTTTTTCAGAAGTGGAAGGTGTGGTATTATCGAACACGTCGCGTCCGAATTCATTTACCATTTTAATTCCATATTCTTCTTTATGGCGTGCCAGTGCACGACCTGCTAGTCGTAACCAAAGACCGAATACGTCGAATAAATTGTCGTCAATAACTTCGTCAGTGACACGCATTTTCAACCCGTGCTTTGAAACACCGAGTTGGACCATGTGTCCATCAGCAAAGTTAAATTCAACTTCTTCATATTCCTGTCCTTCAGCTACTTCAGCAGCGTGAAAAGCACCTAGAGCACCAATTTCTACTTGACGACTTGCGCCTTCATAACGAATTTCTTGGAAGAGATTCGGAACGATAAGTAGTTCTGGCTCGAGAGCTTCACGAACAATACGAGAGACCGTAGTAGGAATAAAACGCGTTAGATCGAATGTTGAAACGGTATCACGAAGATCTGTATCTTCTATTTGGCTTGCAGCTTCATCCATGTGAAATAGGTCTTTGAACCCCATTTGCACAATATGTTTGTCATCATCGGCTAAACCAACAATTCCATTATTGGTGAAGACATCCAGAACCATATCTTGCATAGCGTTTTCAAGTGGTACGTTTTTGCTTATAATTTGCATTTTGACTTTCCCTCATTATCTCCTTTGGGATTAGTTAGCCTCATGGGCCTATTTAAAGCGTAGGCAGGAAGAATATGATACTCTTCCTGCCTCAGCATTATTTGATGTCAATCTGGATGTATGCGTATCCGAACGCTCCATTATTGATTGCTTCTTTAATCAGGATAGCACGGTCTTTATTAGACGGCCATGTGATTGCGCAACCATTAAGGGCACGTTCTACAAAGTCATACAGATTCTTAGGGATACCGGCTGTCTTAGTACCAGTCATTTTCTGATCATAGTACGTATCTACTGTTTCCAATAGATCTTTAGGATGCCGTGTATCAATCGACAGTAAACGCCCAACGGTTTGGGTAGTTACTGCCTGGGTCAGGGAATTACCCTGAGGTGCATAGTTACCGTAGATATCTGGTTTAACCTTCATACCAGCAATACCGTGACCGGTAACACTAGAATCAAATGTTAAGAATGAATATCTAAGTTCAACAGCTTTATAGCCGTCTTTAGCCTCAGTTAAAATAGCTGGGGCACCAGTGGAACAGTCAGTAAACGTATTTACAGCAACTTGTGCTAAACGTTCCAATTCGTAAATGTCACAGAAAGGAACTTTTATGAACTGCTCTGCCAGAATACCGTAGTTTTTCCATAGTTCGTAGTTCAAGTTAGCACCACGAATGTCCTGGTATACATCATACATAGCTACACCAATAGGCATGTTAGCCGGCAAGGTATATGCTTCTGCAGCTGCAACAGCAGATCCGCCGTTAATAACTGATGGAACAACAGCTGTAACATCATTGGCTACATATGCTACCTCAAAAGCAGTACCGCCATTAGCCGGAGCCATTAGTGCGATAATGTTACGAGAGATACCATAGTAACTTTGATCTGAATCAAGTTTGATGGCTGTTGAGTCTATTGCACTTTGTAATCCAGTTTGCATGTAACCAGACTCAAATTGACCGGACTCGTTAAAGTTCTCCATATTAAGATGATCAGAATATGGTTCGGCCACAGCGTTAGCTGCTGTAATCGCGGAAACGATACGTCCTTTAGGAATTACTACCCATTGCTCGGTAGTGACATCCTGGAATTTCACAGGCAAATATCGGAATGGAATCATAGGAAGCGCTGGACGAATACCGTCAGAAACTTCAATATTCGGACGAATATCTGATTCTGCGAATTTTGAAGACGCAGCTTTTAGCGTGCGATGCCGCGCTGATTGTGTGGTGAAATGTAATTTATTACTCATTTCGTTTTAACTCCAATGAAAGTGGGTTTTCCTCTAAGGGGAAGAAACTATTTAGATTCAGGTTTTTTTCCTAAGCTAGCGATTCTAGCTAGAAGATCCGGCAGCCCTTTTATGGGTTTCGGTTCATCCTTTGTATCGTCGTCGCCTTCTTTACTATCTTCAGGATTAATTTGACCATCTTCCTTAATAGTCTCATCTTCAAGCTTTGTGCTCGGTGAGTTTGAGAATGTTTTCTTAATCTCTTCAGCTAATGGCGTGAGAGAATCCTTCAGTTCGTCAACGGACTTACTAGAGAGCTCATCACGAAGCTTCGTGATTGAAGATTCTACATCCTCAATATCAATTGACTCTTTCTTTAATACTATAGAGTAGGAGATAATAGAATCAATCGTGTTTGTTTTTAGGGTTGCTTCAGCTTGATCTTTTGCTTCGGTTGCTTCAATTACCTTAGTTTCTGATTTAGCTGTAGCTTTGTCGACTTCGGACTGAACGTGATCTTTTACCTCTTTCGAGTCAAGTACCTCGTCAGACTTTGTGTCAGCTGCTTTGATTTCCTCGATCTTCGCGTCGATTTCTTCGAGGACAGGTGCGGTTTCTTCGTCAGAATAGCCGCTTGCTTCAATAACCTGCTTAGCTTTTTCAAGTTCTGGAATGCCGGACGCAGCCATAGTTTGCACTAATAGATCCTGCATTTCTTTACTTAATTGGTTTTTCATGTTTATTGCTTACCTTTCGCTATGGTTAGTTATGTCATGGCGGTAAATGCGTTCGGCTCTGTGGCCATTACTTCTGTGTTAATACGGCCGTTAACAATCCTAAGATTGAATATGTTTGTTCATCTGAGGTTTTAACACCACAGTTGAGCTTTGAGTTTTGACTCATTAAACAACGACGGACTTTTGATTTGTCTCCTGGCCCTTTATAGCCATCAAGTAATCGTAAGCCTGCTCGTACGTGAACACAGTCTTGTGTTGGAAAACTACCGAACTTCTTATTAGCTTTATCGGCCGTTTTCTTTTCTTCTTCTGACATATCTTCATCAACAATGTCAACCATATCCCATGTTTCTGGATCTAGCCATTGGTCTCTCATGTCAAACATTTGTCCAAGTTTATGTGTGTGGGTTTTTGTTTCCCCGTCTGCTGTAGCTGGCATAATTCTGCCGCTAATAGTTCTATGATAATGTCCTGAGACATAATCGGTATCACCGTTTTTTGCTTCATTTAGATATGTAACGTGGCGATGTTTTACACTATCTTTTTTGTTTTGATAGCCTGTTACATGTGCTTCGATCATATCATAGTAATATTTAGGGATAGGTAGATCCTTTACAAATGTGTGGCTGTGTGATTTTTCGCTGCCATCAGCAATTGCATCAGTGATTCTATTATCGACTATTCTGTGAGAATGATTCATAGTATAATCAGCCCAACCATTTCCAACTTCATTTATTGAAGCAACATGTGCATGGGCAACTTTACCTTTGTCTCCGACCTTATTAGTTAATTTGCGGCCTGCTGGTTGAGCTTTAAGTTCCTCATCAAGGGCATCAACTAGCCAGTCAAATATTTTCATGTCATCATCAGTAAGTTCTAATGCTTCAATCTCTTCATCAGAAAGTACACCATCATTTACACCATCATTTACACCATCACTTACAGCATCAGATTCAGCTGCAAGGTCTTCAAGTGTTACTGTGGTTTTTGGGGTACTCTTATCAATTAGTACTAAGCCGCCTCTATTTGCATAGTCTTCAATGCTTCCTTCAACTTGTTCCCATATTGCTTTATTAACAATTGAGTCTTCATTAGGAGAATCTTTGAATCTTTCAATAAGTGCAAGGTCTGGAATAACGACTTCATTATCAAATACAAATATTCCATTATGTGTTTCATCTTTAGGTGCTTGACTGAAGTCTGGTTGTTCAGAATCTGCAAACTCCCAATTAGTTACGCCAGCATAGTGTGTGTCACTTTGATCAGCCGGTGTATTTACGAATGAAACTTCTTTAGCTTTGGTACGTCCAATTTTCCAGTAGGTTAATTTCTTTTCACTGCTTTCTTCATCTTCAATGATTTTACCACGAGGGTGTCCGCAGAAACCATCTGATAGTATGTTGGCACCACAGTGTGTGCACTCTACAAAATCGATTGGAACAACACGAGTTGATACTGTAAGGTATCTTCCATCAATGATTTTTTGTTTAGCTTCTTCATCAAATATTCTAGTTTCAAGTTGTGTAAATCCACCACGCGGGTCATCTAAGAAATGATTAGCAGATACTCTACCAATAGGATCCATAGCTCCGCCTTCTTCCATGTCACTCATTCTGTGATGAGTTAGTACTGGGCGTTTAAATGGATTTGTCCAGGTATGGTAAGATTCTTTCATTGAATCTGATGTGTAAAAGAAAAAGTTACCATTCACAAATCCAGAGTGCGTTGCATCAAGGATAGCAACAAGTGACCTACCTGGTATGTTTTGATCAGCAGATAATATACCATCTTTTGGATCTAATTTTATGCTGTCTATTAAATATGGATTTTTACTCATTGTCTTTATCCTCATATATTATATGCTTGCTAGTTTCAATTGAACGACAACGAGAACATTTAATTTCTAGTATCGTTCCTGGTACTATACGAGCAAGTAATTTATTGCAGACTACTTCTTTTCCCCATTTGGCAGATCGCTTGGCATCAATAGCCATGCATCTAAAATCAACCGGTTCAGACATAATTACATTACCGCGATAATTTATAACGCTGCAGTTATGTCTGTGGCACTTAATTTCAAAAGCCCATGGAGCGTCGTTATTTTCTTTATAACGACAGATTAACCCATTGCAGTGTGGAGGGCAACGGTATTCGATGTAGTCAGTAGTTTGGTTTTTATCACTCATTGGTAATTTACTCTATGGTAAAATAGTTAGTTAATGTATCAAAAATAATATTTGATATGTATGAAATTGGAAGGGTACCTGCACCATCAGAAGCAAATGCAAAAGATAGGTGAGATTTAATCTTGGTTTTTACTAAATCATCCAGATTAGAGTCGTCAATAGTCTTGAGAGCTTTTTCGGCCGTATCAATACTGGAGTTAGTAATTTCTTTCTGTAGGCCATCATATTCATCTTTATTAATACGTGGTTTTACAGTACTACGTCCATGTTGATTAGTTGGATTATTCTTATTAGCAAGAGACTTTTTAATTGCAGCATCGCCTTGTGCTTTAGCTTCCGCTTCTGCTAATGGTATCTGTACCATATACAAATATAGCTCTTTTTGTTGTGACGATGTCATTATGTCATAACCCAATTCTTTACGTAGCTCGTCTTGGGTTATTGTGTTAGTAGTCCATTTTTGTAGTACATGGGCTTCACGTTTAATCTTTTGTTCTAGATCAATCTCTGGAATACGTAGGTATACCATATTGTCTTTAATAGTTTCAGGTCTATACCCAACTTCATATAATAGTTGTTTAATTATGTGCTCTTCAACGGCTGATTTAATTATCTGTTGAAATTTAATAGTTGTACTCTGCATTTCAATACTTAAAACTTGTGCCGTAGCTCTACTGGATGAATCACCCTTACCCATTGCAACATCACTCATACCAAGACCTGCTTGTATACGGTCACGCCAATAAGCTTTTAGGGGTCCCATATCTAATCTGCCATCGCCGCTAGATATATTTTCTACTTCCACTCTATTAGTTGTAACAAGTACACCATCTGATGGTAGGCTATTCAATAGAGTTATTAGAGAATCAACTTCCGGACCTGTTCCAGGTTTATCTTTCTCTCCTACTTTAGCATGAAATTTAGATATAGCAAACTTAATTGCTTGAAGTAGTGCTAGTTCTTCTGTCTCTCGTAGTGCCTTAATATCAGCAAGGACAGGAATAACCATAGGCATAGCAAAGAAATACTTTGGGGATGTAGCAGTTCTATCTTGTATATGAACTACATTATAAGCGGGCCATTCAGGGGCTTTTATGCTAGTACCATATATTTGTGCCGACATTTGTTGCTTCCATCTCCTGGCATTACCAAATTCATCTTTCTCTACCCACATAGTTTCTGGGTCAGCAACCCTAAGTCCTGCTATTGGAATGCGTTCTTTTCCGTCATAGGTTACATATTTTTTACCACCCGACGCTGCAATATTTCGTTGTAGTATAACATATACTTGGGCAAATGCTGCAATGGAAAATCCCATTTCTTGGAATAATTGAATTGTAGTTTTTCCTGTTACCTGGGCAATTTGTGAAAATCTTTGTCTTATGTATCGTACAGTCTGAGGATTCTGTCCTATAAATTCAAATCCATTTTTCCATATCTGCTCAACATATTTTTCTATAGCACGGCGAAACATGGATTCTGTTTGTACTGCATTCTGTACTTGAGTAAGGTTCCAATCATTAGATTGAAAGTTCCCACGTCTAATAAAACTATATACCTGCATAACAGTAGATCGTAGATTATGAAGAATTGTAGATAGACTAATTGATTTTGCTTTACCAACGTCTGAGTGAGATATTCCTTCATCTTGTGATTGGGCAAGACTTTGACGTTCTTTATAATAGTTATCTACTACCTCAGTGACTTGATCAAATGAACTTTTTGGTCGCCATACCTGCCAGAAATAGTTTCGTGTTTTACTTGCCATATTAGATATCCAAACCTGCCTCTTGTAGGGCTTCAATAACGTTTGCTAGTTCTGATGAATCTAGTCCCTTTGAACATTCGCCCATCTTTGAGCGATAAACTGCATCACGTGCCGTTGCTGGATCTGCTCCTAGTCTATTAATCATAAATTTTTCTATCTCATCATCTGATGGTTGTAAAATTATACTAAGCGCGTCTGCGCCTGTAGCTTCCAATTCACTGAGGTTAGTATTTTCTTTTCCCCCTGTGGATGGGTCAAGTATATTATCCAATATTCCTTCAAAATCTTCATATTCTACTGTGCCGTCGTCTAGGTTAGGATTTTCGTTATCAACATCGTCATCATCTGTGCCTCTTACAGCTCCGTCAACAGCTCCGTCAACAGCTCCGTCATCTACTGTGATGATGTCTTCAGGAACAATAGCTGTCCCGTCGCTTTTAGTTATGTCATCATCTGTCTGATATTGAGAAAGTATGTCTTGACATAATTCCATATTTGATGTAGCAGCAATCAATGAATCAAGTAGGTGTATTAGCTTCTGAAAGTTTATTTGAGTACTGATATTTTTGTTAAGACCGCTTATGTCATCAGAAAAGAATGCTCTCATTCTTCCTAGTGATTGAAATGTTACACCAGCCAACCAACCTAGTATTCCTTTTCTACTAAATAGCCAAGCTAATAATCCTTTTACTAGATCATAAAATGGCATGCAATTAACAATTCTATTTTTGTTTAGTAGTCCAAAAGCAAATGAATAAATTTTACTTTTAGTTTGTCTATATATTACATTTAATGTAGCAGCTGTTGATACCAGTATACTATCAATAAGTATTTTATAAATATTAAAACTCATAAATTTAAGTGAGAATCCACTTGTGCTTAGGGTGAATGTTGCAATTACTCTAGCATATATAATGAACTGTCTAAGATTCTGTAATTGGTCTTGGATTTTCTCAGAGGGTGTTAAGCGAGATGCAACCTCATTGATTCCGTCTGCGTATATGTTTTCTCCAGCATTACTTATTGCTGCCATCTGTCGTAAAAGACAACATGCTATATCGATATGGTCCTTTCCTAAGATTGTATCTACAGACGATTCTAACATATCAAGTGCGGGCTCTACATAATTTAAAGACGCATCTATGGCTGAGTTAAGAAAATTATCATTTCTAACTGGTTCAAATCTTGCAACTGATGTTCCAGCAGGTACAAGTAGATCTTCGCCTGGTGGAATATCTACTGCCAACTGTGTGTAATAGTCTCTTATAAAAGAGCTTGAAACTTTTTGTGTAAGTCCTAATTTTAAGACTCGTGGATCTTTATAATTACGATCATTATATTCAATATACCGTGTTGATAAACTTATATTTGTTCCTTCTGAAATGAATCCAATTCTATTGCGGTCTTCCTCTACCACCCATTCTTCTACTGCATCATAGCTTGATGTAGAAATATGTATATACATGTCACCTGGTTTTAGTGGACGTTCAAGTTTAAATGAATATTCGCTTATAGCTGGTGCCCAGTTTTCACTCATATTTACATAGTCCATTAGACCTTGAGCTGAGTCTACTTGGTTTTCAAGAAACTTATTTAATCCTTTTACAAATTCTGATTGTGATACATCAAATTCAGTTTCCTCATTAAGTGGGCCATGTGCAGAATGCGCATCAGCTCTAGCTTCTGGTGTGGCTGCTGATATAAAAGAATTCAGTGACTGAAGAAGTCTATCTTTTACTGATGGTGTATTATTACTCATTAGATATCTCTATTGCGTGGAGTGTGTGTTACATTTCTAGAAATTCTTACTGAACCACCATTTGAGCTTCCGCCTATGAACGGTACTGGATCATCTTCCTCAGGCGGTTCACCTTGTTTTGGGTACAACCCGTGGTCTCTTACAGTTATTCCATTTATAGATGTAACTGTTGGTAGTTGTATTGATGGCTTACTTGGGGATAATGCTCTAGCATGCCCATGGGCTGAAAGTATAGGAGACTTAATTACTTCTGCTTCGATACTATAATCCCATGCTAAGAATTTATCATGATTTATTAAGAACGCATGATTAGCTAACATCCACCCATCTAATGTATGATCATTGCCGGTTGAAAATACTTCGCCTTTATCTGTTGTACGTAAAACACTGTAATCGCGCATCTGACCAATAAGTCTATTCTGTTCTAGTTCAACTGTGACGTGTCTTTCATTGCCGGTAGAATCTGTTACTGTCTCAACTGCTGGGAAAACACAAATACCGTTCTCTAACATTTTGACTGAGTTTCGAACAACTAGATTCTTAGTACGTACTTTAGTAGATTCATTTGTTGTTACATCTATTACCTCGGTTGTGCCGCCGAAATCAACTACGGCCATTTTATTTAGCATATGTTTTAAACCTGCACAGTTTTTACCTGTTGCTGATACACCCCTTTGTAGAGCAAGACGTAGAAGTTCCCAGTTAGTGTGTCCATGTCCCCTATCAAAGCACGCATAGTCAATTGGGAACTTACCGAATAGTCCTAATATAAAATCAACTCCTGCAGTATTTGTATAATCTTCTGCGCTAATATTATAGGTAGCAACTAGGCGAAAGAAGTTTGCTCTTGTAACTGGCGGTGCATCTCCGGGTACGCCATCATTATACGGCTGTAATACCATAGGTGATTTTACATGTTCTTGTATTACAATTCGTACACCTGCGGCAGCCTCATTCCAGTCAACCCCCATTGTTACATAACTATTTTTAAATATCTCAACCTCTGAATAACCATACACATACAGTGATGGTTCAATATATTTATTACGGAATACGCCCTCTGTTGCTTCACCAAATTCTGCACAATTATATGTTAACATTCCATTTGCTAATACATAACTATGATCCTTAGATGAAACAGTTATGTTATATGTATCTTTAAGGCCGGTGTTTTCTTTACCTATAATGTCCGCATAAACACCACGTTCGTTAAATGAAGTCTTAACAAAATCTGGGTACGATTCAATCTCATTTCTTCCATATAGTCTATTAGGAATAATACCATTAGATGCTTTTTCTGCAATCTTTTTTGTTATACCGTATAAGTGTGTAAGTTCTGTATAACTATGAGTACGTTTTAATTTAGCAATATTTAGGAATCTATTGCGTTTTTCATTTAATAGACGTTTATACTTCTCTGCATATAGATATAGTGCAAGGGCATGTTTATCTTTTCTTTCACATAGGTTGTATCCAATTAATTTATAGAATGATGAGGAAAAATCCACCCAAGACCCGTTTCCGCGAATATATACAGTATAGCATATTTTTCCGTTGGGCTGAATGTAATCCGATACACAACTTTCAAACCCAATCTCGGTAATTAATTTATTTATTTGTTTATAATAACTAGCACCATCAGGTACCTTGCTTTTGGTAAAACTTAGTACTAATGATCTGTCATGTGCGTCTGCGCCAATTGTGTTACCATCTGTACTTAGTAGGGCACTTATAAAGGAAGATTTAACTTCTTGTTCTCCAAGCCTTATAAAATCTGGAATATTAACTTGCTGAAGTGTACGATTACCAGTGGCACAACCAAACTCAATTAATTGTTTTGGTAAATAACCGTAATAACGTAACTGATAAAATCCAGGTTCTTTCTCATTTAAGTTACCAGAAGTTATATTTGGTAATAGTTTTGTAATTATTGACTTTAGCCTAATCAAATCGTTTTCACTTTCAGAGTAAAAAGCTACGGATTCTCCATTGGTAGGAAGTGTTCCATCACCATAAAGAAACCCAACTATAGCTCCCCACAACACGTCGTTGGGTTTTCCAGCAAGCCTATTAATTGGCTGGATGTTTATTTCTTTTGCATTAATAGCTTTTTCTTTCCCATTACGAGTATTGAAACTATGATCTGTAGATGCTTCTACACTATTAATATCAGTCATTATGCGAATACACGGTTTCTGGCCGGTAAATTTGTGATTAGTTGCCGTGATGGGAGTAATATCACTATATAGGATAGAACCAATCTTTAAATTCTCTATGTTTATTTTTCCAATATCAGATAGAATTGGTGTATTACCAACTAAACAATATTCTCTAGTGTATCTTATAGAGTCAGTTGTAGCTCGTACAAGTGATTCATGTTCAGGTGTCCACTCTGGGGACTCACTTGATGGGATATGAAATTCACGGAAGTTGAATTCTTGTTTGTTCTTATTTGTACTTACATTGTAGAAAAACTCATGCCTGCCGGTTGGGGTAGAACTTAAAATAACATTTGTACTTTTGGTTGTTGTTGCAATAGGCCATATAGCTTCAAGTAATATACTCTCTGGAATATAATCACACTCATCTATGATTAAATCATTAGCAGAATTGTGCACAAGAAGACCGCCATTAGATATTCCATTTACTTTGAATGGGCTAAGTGATTCATCTGGGGGAAATAATGCAACATAATTGTGGTTACCTTCTATGGTAATATCATATGTTTGCTTAGTTTGATTAGTGTCTTTTACTTCATTAACCCTGCAGTATTGCTTTCGTAGCTTTTGCCTACGTGATCCATCGAGCGTGCTAATTTCAACATCAATACCTAGAGATGTAATAAAATGTGCACTGGATTGATGGAGTTTCCATGATCTTAAATCTCCAACTTCAATTTCTTCGCCTTTATCGGTGAATACTTTATGGTTAGATGTGGCTTGTAAGAATCTTCCAGATCTTGTAGATACTTCATAGATTGGTTTGAACCCATTATCGTGAACAGCTGTAACAGATTTTGGTTCTGGTCTGTCTAATTCATAATTCCATGAAACAACTTTTTCTTCTGGCTTAATTTCTTCAATTGGTTTCCACGATAGATCAGCCATCCATATTTGTGTACCTGCTGGTAAACATTTACCACGAACAGAGTTATTTCCTACATTACCTGTAATTACAGATCCATTTAGGAGTTCTACTTTATGTGGTTTTCTAGTTACCCTGGAGATTGAGTTTTTAATCTTATGAGAATCAAAACATAGATGATCTATGTTATTAAAGATTTCATCAAGCTGACCTTCGTACGCTGTAACAATAAGAATTTGACGATTATGATAAGTGAAAGCTTTGTACACGGCTTCTATTGCTAGTACTACAGTTTTCCCTGTTCGACGGCCCATGCGTAGAATTTTACGAAAGTGTCTATCTTTTAATATGTTTCTCTGATACTTACGTAAACGTAATGGCTTTAGTGGGTCCATCGGATCCTGAAGGAATGCTTCAGCAAACAGCCACGGACTCATTAGAATCTTGGCTTCTTGTAATTCTTCCTCTGTTAGTGGTGGTAGTGTGCTTAGGTCTGACATATAAAACTCTTATCTACAAAGTTCCCAAATTGGGAACTTACCTTTACTATTTCTTGTGGTACTAATTCTTTATAGTAACGACCTATGATATCATTACATAGGGGGTTAGGATCCTTTAAGATAGTTTTGGCACTTCGTGTTGGTCTGACACGGAATATTTTTTTGTTCTTATCATTAGTACCCACCATAACTCTAGTTGATCCTTTTGCTGTACATCGTATACGTTTAGTTCTGTCGAATAAATGAAATAATAATCGTTGATCGTCAAAGTTGATTGTGGAAATATCCATGCCCTTATACAACTTACGTGCAAAACGACTTCGTATTTCATACATTAATGATTCTAATGTTGATTCATCCAACTGACAAAAGTAATTAGATATTTGTACATAGTGTGGGTATTGTTTTAAGGATGCACTAAGGGAATTTGAAATAACATTTACCCAAGTTTGGTCTTCGGATTTTGTACCATATACTGGTAAATAATTTACTGAGCGTATATCTATCTTTAAATGTCCAGTGTATTTTTTATTGGGTGGGTGGGAGAAGTTTTCCCACTTATTGGATGGAGATAAGAACTTAGTATTATCTGTACATGTTATTTCACGACCGCTTTTACTAATAACTTTCCACAGTGACAGATCTTTATCACATTCAGTAACTGTGATATTTTGTTCTCGGAACCCGGTTATAAACCAACCAATTCCTTTTACTGTAGAATTAACAACACTGCCTATTGGCAGTACTGAGCCATTAGATAATACTATCGGATGGTTTGCTCCGAGGTATAGAGCCACAACTATTCCCTTCTGTGGCTACGATTACGTAAATTTCTTTGTTCTGCCTTACCAACAAAATGGCGGCGTTCGAATATTTCAGTAAGAAGCCCGGACTTTATTACTTTCTTACGAAAGCGACGTAGGGCTACTTCTATTGATTCATCTGGTTTTAATATAACTTCAATCATGATTATCTCTATGCGTGGTACATTTTTGCTTCATTGCCTAAGAAGCGATTGGATGGATTTACTTTAGCACCATAGATTGCAGAAACGGCTCTCTGGCGCTCAGTTGCTGATTCGGCCGTCATGAATATGCTTTGCATTTGGGCCGGTGTTATATCGCGTGAGTTAACACTGCGTAATATTTCAAGTGCTGATATGGCTAAGTTTGATACTCCGCGTACTGAAGCATTTGTTGCCATACCCCCTATAAGTGTTCCGAGTTCGAAATATGCTAACATACTTCCTACCCTAAATACACCACGTGTTGCTGCAACTCCAATGTTGTGCATTGTGCGTCCTTTTTTATATACGCCAAGTGAAAAACCGAGAGGTTTTACTGATGGATCTAGTCTAGGTACAATAGCTCTAGTGGTTGTTGCTCCAATACTTTCTAATTTTACAGCAGAACTAACAGCTGGATTTTTTAATGCCTCTGCAGTGACTTCTCCAGCTCCTGCAAAGTGTCTAAGATGTCTAGACATAGTTCGTGATGGTCCTCTATTTGCGTCCATTACGGCAGATAGTTTACCGATTCCAGTTTCACCTAGATTACTTGTTGCGACATAGTCTGTTAGTTCATGAACTACCTTATTTGGATTAATTAGACCAGCCAGCCCAACAGTACGTGCGTGACGAAATGCTGTGGCTACGTTACCTTGTCCTATGCCGCCAAATAAATCATTTAATGTTCTAGCTCCGCCTTGTATTGTTGATAGAACTAAGTTACCTGCAGTTAGGTTTCTGGTCCATCCCCCGGGCCCTACTCCAGAGATTAAAGTTTTATATCCAAAAAAACCCATGCCGCTAAGAGACGCTCTGCCTTTAGTGGCTTGAAGACTTTGGAATGGATTTGTAATAAATAATGTTGATGCTGATGACATGGGATTGCCGAGTGAAATATCAACAAATGATGTGGCTGGATTAAATCCGACAGCTTCATTAGTAGCTGCGCCAGCAGCGAATATTGCAGCAGGTCCTAAAATCTCTTTATTAGCAGATGTTACTTTTTGAATTGTTGCTGAATTAATTGACGGCATATTACATTCTTATCGATCGGTTACGTATCTTATGCATTGCTAGAGGAAGCGTTCCATCAGCTCCCATATGTCCCGGAGTTAATCTTCCTCCTGGTCTCTTGTACCACGTTCGGTATCCCCTACCCCCTCCATATGATCTTTGATCCATCTTAACTGGGTTAAGTCCATAATATGATTTAGCTATTGTTCCTAGTGATCTAGAAGCATTAACGGCGAATTTACTACCAACATATAAACCACCTGCTCCTGCCGCAACTCCCGCAGTAACGGCGGTAGATGGACTCTTAGTGACAGCAAGGGCTATTAACCCAACAGATACACCAGACAATGTAGCAGTAGTTGCTGCTGCTCCAGCAATGGTATTTCTAGCGCTTTTCTTTATACCTTGTTTATCTGGATGAAACATTATATTGTACCCTCTACCGAGATCATCAAAAAAATCTGAAGTATTTAGATTAGGTATAGTACTACCAAACATATCTCCAGCCGCAGTTGGGTCACTTATGTCTACACCGGGTCTTCTTAGTGAATTGCCGCCAAAAAAGTTAGAAGTATGTTTTATTGCGCCATAGGCCAAGATCCCACCGCCGACTGTAGCATATCGACTTGATTTTGCTACCTCCCCTGTAAATGAACCAGCACCTTTTAGGAGTGCTTTAACGGCTGATTGGGTAAATGGTGTGTATGCTGGCATAATTATTTATTATCTGGACTTATATCCTCAAAATCAGCGTCTTCAATCTTCTCTTTTGCTATAGCTTCTTCCATGCGTCTTCTTATGTCTGCCGCCTTCTTGGACTCGTCCTCTGGGTTTGTGATCTTGAATCTGAGGCGTCCTTCACGGGTAGCGACGAGCTCTTTCCTGAGTCGCTCTTTTTTCTTGAGAGCTTTTTCCTTGGTGATGAGCGCCGGAGCAAAGTCATCTTGATATATAGGTACTCCTGTTTGTTGGTCTATGGCTACAGTGCGAGGTACTATGTCATTTGTTATGGCTAAGTACTTTTGAGCTCTATGTTCTTGTATTATGCTATCAACATATTCTTGAATCATATTAAGCTCAATATAGCTCTCTGGATCAACCTTTAGATCTTTTATTAGTTGTGGCACCATGCGAATTACTAAATCAACTTCTTCCGGACACGGATGATCCTTTGGAGCAATTTTTAGTTTATGATATAGGCATATATCTGCAAAATCACAATCTTCTTCTTGGCAGTTAAGAGGAACAGTATTAGCCATTCCAAATACACGATCCTGATTGAACCTTACTAGTTGTAGTATTTGTGATTGTGTGAGTACCAGATTATCACGTAATTCTTCTGGATACGAATCCAGCAATGATTGAATTGCGGGTATCTCTTTTACATAATCAATTAGTTTGATTTCTAAGTCTGGATTAGCTTTGAGTTTTTGCTCCGCTAATGCAAGTGCTGCTATTTCAGATGCTGCATTACTTGGTGGTTTAGTGTCAGACATTTTATGTTAGTTTTATTTCATTAATTAGATTAAGCCAGTTCTGACGAAACGCATTCCATGAGTACTTTGTAGCTAAGTTGCGGCCTTTGATTGCTACATCGATACGCTCTTTTTTAGACATATTATATAATGTTTTTAAAACCTCTACTGCGTGGTTAACGTCTGGGTAGGCGCGACCTAGATTAGTCATTGGTTCTTGTCTTATAACAATAGGGTCAATAAGAAATAGGCCGTCTCTGCCCCACGATTGAGCTGCAGAATAATCAAGTGATGTTGTTGGTACTCCGGCTGCCATGCTTTCGAGAACAGGTAAATCCCATCCCTCTGCGGCAGACATGTGGAAATGTATATCTGCCATATTATATACATCATTTAATTCATTATCATCTGGACCAATACCTGGACGTATTAGGGGGTTAACTTTAAACCAATCATAGGCATCATACTGTCGTAGGAGTTCATCCATATTCCATCCGTTGTCATGATACGGTGAGTGGAATAGGAACCTTATAGGTCGGTTTGGATCTTCATATCCAGCATCTTTAAATTTACGAATTGCTTCAAATAAGAATGGAATATTCTTACGTTGAATATTACGACCAACATATAGTATATTGAAATCATTTTTAGTTGATGGAGATGAGTCCCAAAGTACTCCTCCTCTACTACGCCCAACAGAAAGGAATTTACGATCATGAGAACGTAGTTCATTCTTACGTTCATAGTTTATATTTTTAAATATAGATAGATTTACTCCAAAGGGTATCACCTTAGTAACACATTCACTATCTACCATTTCATTAATTACATCTTTAGCCCAGTCACAGTATGCGATAGGAATATCAGTTTTTTCATATAGCTCTTGCCAATCAAGATAATGTCCGCCTAATTGTGTAAAGCGCGGTAGAGGCTCTCCGTCAACTGCAGCGTACATTATATGAATATAAGAATCACGCATTTGACTTTCCTGTGCCGGCTGACACATCCATTGGTCACCAATGCTTATTACAATATCTGGATCAAACGTTGCGGTGGCAAGATTAATTGAATTCTGTCCGTATTTATCTTGTTCTATACGTGCGCCCTTTCCACAGTATACTCCATCTTCATCTTTTGATATAGGTTTATGTTCTTTATCTAATCCAATATATCTAATTCTTCCATCTTGGTATAATTCTGATATCATAGTTCCACGGTTACAGCACCTGGTGTGATCTTTATAGGTTGTATATGTTATCCACGGTCTACGTAGAAGAGGCTTGGAGCTATGAAACCAAGCTAACTGTGCAACAATGTGACCATCACTATGTAGGGTTTCTAGTATTTTAGTAGCAACCCTGGCGTAGCCGGTTTTAGAATTCGTAGAGTCTGATGTAACAAGTATCTTGTACTTTTTATTCACTGTGTTTCTCCTGAAGGATATCTAATAGTTCTGGGTGTTTGTGTACCATTAATTTAACTATGGAAGTAAGGTATACACATCCATTGTTTCTAAATTTGGACATTAGTTTAAACGATCTATACTCTCTTGTTAGCATAATTTTATCTGGAACGGTTCCTGAATCCATCTGTACAAGTAAAGAGTCTTGAATTTGTTCTGCTATTTTTGTGCTAATCATTTAGTGCCGCATGTAGTAAAGAGTCTTCGTTTGATGGAATAAGTGTGGAACCAGGAAGACGATATGCATCTGCAATTTTATCTGATATTCCTCCTTGGTAGGACATATGATCTAGACCAAAAAGCTCAAATGTTGCTGATACTGATCCTAGGGCAACAATTCTACGTTCATAGAAAACAGCTCTTCTTACCATGTCAAGTAATCCAGTAGTTCGTTGGTCTGATAAATTCTCAAAATAACATTTTAGTGTGGGAGCTTGGGCACTCAACTTAGACTTCAGTGTTTGTTCTATGGTGCTGTCTTGTAGGTTGAAATATATACCATTTGATTGCTTACTGAGATTTTTAATTGCTGGACTTAAAATACCAAACCACTCTGCTCTTGTAAGTGATTCTACTTCTGCCAGTTTAGTATAGTAATCCACTAACCACTCAGCATATGGTGGGTTATCACCTAGAACTATTGATGCGTTACTGGTGTTAGTGTGTGACACTGACCTTACACTTGGTATTAGTGAGCACAAATCCTCTATGTGTCGGTTATCATCTGATATGTCTACAATTACATTTTTCATCTTCATGAGTGGGGCCAATTTATATACAGCATCTTGTGGTTTTCCTGTTATAAAAACCCTTACTGCCAAAGGATAAGAAGTTGTTTTTGCTATGTACGTTACAGGTTTGGTATCCTCTACAACTTCCATAAGCTCTTCGTGGTCTTCCGGCCACATTTTGTTATAGTCTTTAGTTGATTCATTAAGTTCCCTGATAATATCCTCTGTGTCTTCCGGGGTATCTTCCGGGGCATCTTCCGGGGTACGTTTCTTTCGTTTACGTCTGGTAGTTGGAGTCTGTCCTCCTTGTACTGCAGCCATGAGAAGGAATATAGCAGCAGGATCTATAATAAATGCTATTAGCAATGTTATTATACGGGCAGTTCCATCCTGACTTAGTCCTAGCATAATTCCAATATGTTTAAATGGACCAATTTTAAGATCTGCTGTAATCTCTTCAACGGTAGTATTATTTTTGGAAGCATACAAACTATCGATTATTGTATTTAGCTCAGACATTCGTGGAGCAGATTCTTTATATGCGTTCTCTCGTCGTATGATATAGTTATCTGGCATTAAATCTATTCGTGTCTGAATATCTGTAAGTTCTTTTTCATAACGAACAATTTGTTTATCCAGTAGGGTAGACTTATTTTCTACTATAGTCTTAACTGCACTATCTTGTGCATAGGCTTCCATCCAAAATCCGTAATGCCCCCATAGTGCTATAACCATAAGGCCTATCATAATAATGAATAGAGGAACTTTAAGTGCTTTCTTTTCCCCTACGATTAGCCATCCAGCAATGGTAAGTTTTGTTATTTCTAATACTATAAAGGAAATTACAGTTGTGTTGAACGCACCTTTATACAGTGCGGTCATGCCGCTTATTGTTAGCCACGCACTTACTATTGCTAGGGCGAATGCGACTAATATTATTAGCCTGCTATCTTTAAGATTAAAATGCAAAGATTATTTCTCCGTAAATTCGGCTGCTAGCTCTTCCATTTCTTGCCCTTCATAAACTTCCGGAAAAGTATGATGTACAAAAACGAGGCTTATAATTTGTCTGTCACGATCACTATAAAAATCTATCAGTTTTGCATCACGTGGTAGATTCTTAATGTATCCCGGGTGTGTAAGAATTTGTGGAAATGCTTCATAGGAAATACGTAGTTTTATACACCTACGAGGAGGAGAAGATGTAATATTTTTATCTCCAGTATATAGTGTCATTATTTACTCAGTCTTTCTATGTCTTCCCGTACCATGTTGTAGACTAGTCGTTCAAATGATGTATCTGGTTCCCAGCCTAGAATGTCTTTAGCTTTTGATGAATCACCACATAGGTAGTTTACTTCTGCCGGTCTCATGAACCTTGGATCTTGTTTAACGTATTTTCCCCAATCTGATATGTGAATGCAATTGAATGCTGCATCTAGAAATTCTCTTATTGAATATGCTTCTCCTGTTGCTATTACAAAGTCTTGTGGTTCGTCCTGCTGTAACATTAGGTGCATAGCTTTTACATAATCAAGCGCATATCCCCAATCTCTTTTTGCATCAAGATTACCTAGAGTTATGTGGTCTTCTTTTCCTAGCATAATCTTTGCTACACCGTCAGTAATTTTGCGTGTAACAAATTCTATTCCTCGTCTAGGAGATTCATGATTGAATAATATCCCGGAACAAGCAAACATATTATAACTCTCACGATAGTTTGTAGTGATCCAGTGTGCATATAACTTTGCGATTCCGTATGGGGATCTTGGATAAAACATTGTATCTTCATTAGCTTTAGTGACAGTTTGTTTGCCAAACATTTCAGATGATGATGCTTGATAAAATTTAATTCCACCCTCAAGGGCTTCATGCCAGTAAGACTCACGTATGGCTTCTAACATTCGTAGAACCCCAAGTCCTGTTACATCCCCAGTATACTCAGGTGAATTCCAACTCTCCTTGACAAACGATTGGGATGCTAGATTATATACCTCATGAGGTTCAGATTGTGATATAGCCCTGGCAAGTGAATTTTGATCAGTCAGATCACCACTAAGCCAGTTAATGTCATCCTCTATGTGAGCTACGTTTCCACGATTCTTAGAAGAGCTTCTACGCTCTAGTCCAAATACAGTGTATCCTAATTCCAATAGATGGTCTGCCAAGTATGACCCATCTTGTCCTGTGATTCCAGTAATTAGTGCTCGTTTATCCATTATCTTAACTCCTCTAGGAATATTTTTATTTGTTCAAATTCACTATCATAGTCCACAACTTCTTTGAATTTCATATAACAGTTATGGCACATATCTGCATATTGATCGTCGTCAACATCAGTTATTTTCTTTAGTCTATCAATTATTGGTCCACCGTTATCTAACTCAAGGTATGTTTCGCCTTCAACTAATAAGTCTCCAGCTAGTTTACCCTTGTAATCACGTCCGAATGTTATAACAGGCCGTCCCATAGCAAAAGCGTTGTGGATCATGTGTCCGAAGCCGTCACCTCCTGGTTTTACGTGCCATATGAATCCAGAAGCATTTATCGCGTCAGCTATGTCGGTAGCTTTGCATATACTGTTATCTACCATACCTGCTCCAAACATTTTGATTGTCCAGTCTGGTAGTTGTCGTCTAACTACATCAAGTAGGTTTGCATTCCTCATGTAATGAATAAAGCTAGATATAGAGTGTGGTGTTTCTGATGGGCCGTTGTATTTATACGTATCCAGATCAAATTCCTGGTGATAAAATACTGCATTCTTACCGGCAGGTAAACCGGACTGTGGAAGTGCACAGGATGCCATGATATTATTAACGTTCTGATTCATTGACCAACTGTTGCCAATTTGAAATATATGCTTGGCTTTTGGTTGATACAATTCAATCAACTTATTGAACGGTTCAATATGAGAAGGAATTGATGACAAAATTATATCAAACTCAGTCTCTTTGAACTTATCTAAAGTTATACCTCTATTGATCTTACCTTTAGTAGGATCTGTTACATAATATATACCATCTTCTGTGGTGTAGTTTTTATTAAGCCAGGTACGTTCATCTAATGGATTACCATGTAGATCTACAGGTACAGTCTCAATATTGGTATCTAAGAATTGTTTGGCTGTATCTATGTGTGGGTATACATGCCAGTACCCTTCATGGTACCAGTCTAATCCTATTGGTCTGTACAGTTCCCATCCGAGGCGTTTCTCAAATAGAAGCTGTAGTGAATAGTATAAATCCCCGTGGTGTAGGTCTGCTAGTACTCTCATTATTTTCTCCAATTTTCCATGCAAGTTCCGTTTGAAAGATCGCGCCAATCTTTTAAGCAGCGGTCTATACCAAATAGTTTTATAGCGTCAGATAAGCCAGGCATAGTTGGGTTATCTAAGAACATAAACCCAAGACGGCTGGATTCGACTTTGGAAGTTACATCAAATGATCCATAGTTTCTAGTCTCAACTTTACCGTAGGATCCCATTAGATTACCTATATGGAACCATTCTGGGCCATAGTGCGTATAACGCAGCCGGTAATCACAATAGTGCCCGCCCATTTTAGCGCCGAGTTTATTCATTGCATGTAACCACTTCCGTCCATGAGAGACATCGTCAGCAGACAATTTATTATATAGCTCGGTGCGTATTATCATATAAGAGTTTTCCCAGTGTGGTTCTGGTTTAATCAATGTATTTTGGTACGTCTTTGGATCCACTACAGAATGGATACTATTTTCAAGCATAGTTGGGTTTTCATCATAGTATCCAGGATACTCAAAATGACAAGTAAAATCAAATTCTCTCTCTATAAATTCATTAAGATACTTTTGAAAATGATTAATGTCTGTCATAAAGAAATCATTATCAATGAACACAATATATTTAGCATTGTGGAGTACTTCTTTGTGTATGTTTACCATGGCTGCATCATAACTTAGGTGAGCTTTAGCATTAAGCATTTCTGCGCCTGGTGGACATTCTATTAGGTCGTGTCCAGATGTGTCCTGCAGTATAAGTGAATATTCATTATCTATTAGAGTTTTGGCTGTAATTTCGTTGAATGCATTTACTTGTCTATGACAATTAGAAAATATCATTACGTCTTTATGTGGTATCATGATTAGGTCTCCAATTAAATTGAATAGGTGGATCGTTAAGGTTTATTATACCCTCTAGTTCCCGAGCAATACTTTCTTTTCCGTCATGTAAATATATAGCATGACTTACAATTGGGTCTGATTGGTGCACCCAGGCTATACACATGTGGTTGGGCAAATTGTGCGTCATATGCGATAAGCCTAGGTGAGTCATTGCATTATCTCCTATTGCTCTTCCGTATGCAACTTCTGTAAATCCTCCAATAGTATCATAAGATTTCCTTGTCATAACATGAAACCCATGAAACCCATAGGATACTGGGCAATAGTCTTGTCCTGGAGATAATAGTTCTTTAAAACGATCAAATATGTTTGGTGTATCTAGTGATACTGGAGTATTAGATTTACGGTCCATGAAGTATGTGTCACGTAATTGCATTAAAGATGGCTCTTCGTAAATCCGAACAAATTGTTTTATTCCTTCAGAGAACCGTGGTTTTAGTGTATGTGTTTCGTCATCTGATACCTCACACCATGCAGCGTGTGGTTTAGAGTAAAACATTCCATCAACTGAGTGTGTATTAACATAGTCATTCAATTCAGATAAGCTGAACATATATAAAAAGTCAGCTGGGCTAAATAATAGTATATCACCAGTTGCGTGCTTTGCTGCAAGATTATATAGTCGACTACTGCTTAACCATAAGAATTTCTTATGTACTTCAAATAGTTGTCCTTTTTTATATAGACCAAGTTTATTGCTTAGATAATCTAGTGTATCATCTGGAAGTATTTCGTTATTATAATAGTGGTCTATTAATTGTTCTAACCAAAATATTGAGTCCTCCATTGTGTGATCAATAATAGTGATATTATCATATAATTGTTGTAGCATATCATATGCTTTATCCAACTTACGGTTACCAAAGCGTTTATCGTTTACTAGTATTATTTCGAATACTTCTGGATCATTATGTTCTTCTAGGAATTGAATGAATAGTGATACATCTACATGAGATGCCAGTGCTGGAACACATATACTTATCATACCGAACTCCCTGCTGCTTCGAGTATATAGTCTACATTATCGTCAGACAGCCACGGCCCTATTGGTATAAATACCACTTCTCTGGCCGCCAGTTCTGCTTTTTTGCACAGTGCTTTTTGTCTTCCAAATACACTGTATTCATAGTTCAATCTCCACATTCTTGACACACTAATACCTTTTGATATCATGTGTTCAATAAATTTATCTCTGTTCGGTACACGGATCCAGTAAAGCCACCAAGAGGGCTTTATGTATTCCGGAACGTAAGGTGGAAGAAATCCCATGTGTGAGAATTCTCCAGTATACCGTGCTGCTTGTTTTCTAGCAATAGAAATATTGCTATCTAAGTTGGCAATATTGGCGTTGCCAATAGCTGCAGCAATATCATTCATATGGAATTTATATCCCGGTTCTAGTATGTCAGCTTCCATTTGGTGGGCTAATCTAGACACACCTTCTGGTGCATTACGCGATATACCAAACCATTTCATATTATTTGCTCGTTCTTTTAGATTGTTGTCTTTGAATACTAATGCTCCGCCATCTCCAGTGCTTAGCTGTTTAATGGATTGAAAACTAAAGCATGAGAAATCATATCTAGCAGATATATGTATATCATTTACAACTGTACCTACAGCGTGGGCACAATCTAGTATTACTGGAATACCAAACATATCTAATCCTGCAGGGTATAACCCGCCCACTGCAGTAGCAACTATGGCCTTGACTTTTTTAGCCTTTCTTCCAAGACCTAAAAATAGACTTTCGATACTGTGTCTATCTAATAGTAAATCATCATATGTAACGTCAGCCCAAACTATATGTGCTCCTACAGATATTATAGCCATGTTGGTAGCTACCATAGTGTATGGAGTACTAATTACAAGATCACCATGACCCACACCGGCAAGTTTGAGTGCCATAACCATTGCGCTTGTGCATGAATTAGTTGCTACAACATTATCAGTACCAAATCTTTTCTGTAGGCTACTTGTAAACAGTTTAACTTCAGGACCTTCTCCAGTCATTCCAGATTCAAGTACTCTAGCCACTGCGGCTGGTGCTTCTGGAGACGTATTTACTTTAAATAGTGGTATCATATTATTCTTCTTAGTACGGTTATTGAATATTTACCGTCTATTATGATTTGAGAATTGAAGTGATCAGTAATAAACCTATAATCAAGTATAGGCTCAAAAGATAGATAGTCATATTTCTTTTGCCAATGATTAAGGTGTCCACCTTCAAGAATTATTGTTTTTCGCACCTTCGGTATCCATTGCATTAAAAGTGGGTATATATTACTCATATGATTACATATATCAATATGTAGTAAGTCTATTGGGGCAGTGAATCTTTTGAGTTTAGCTACTTCGGATGCGTCCATTTTTTCCACAGACCACGCACATTTTAAGTTCCGTGATCTAAGATAACTGTTGGCAATAGTTTGATTTGCGTGTGTTTTAGAGTTTGGAGGTCCTTGATATGTGTCTTCGAATGAATCAAATGTAGTAAGAGTTGTACCAGAATTCATTAGTTCGCCTATCATTCCAGCGCTGTATCCTTGCTGTGTTCCAATCTCTACGACTGTGCTGGGGTTAGTTGCCCATACGGTACTTATAAATGCAGCATTCATTGCTGAAGTTTTGTATGATGTATGTTTTATTTTTGACATTACTTCTCCGTTGCGTAGTTAGGAGATCGAAGCTCAATCCAGTTACCTTCATAATCTCTAATGAATATATTTCTCCACGCATCTCTCCAGTGTATCATAACAGAAAATTTACCTGCATGCTTCTTTAAGAATGCTATTCTATCATCAATATCTATGGCTAAATGATTAACACCATACCTATAAAATGGGTGACCTATGTCAAAGTCATGGGCACCTTCAACAGTATCAGAAAATTGATGAATCTCAACTTTGATTCCATCTTTCTCATACATCTTAATATTGGCTTTTGCTGGAATATTAAACAGATCTAATGCTGCCTGCTCTGGAAGTATGTTATTACCAATCTCCTTAAATCCTAGTATGTCACACCAAAACTTTTCAAATATCTTAAAATCATTTGTAATGTATCCAATGTGCCCAAGTGTTAGCTTCATAAGTAGTCCTTTATCTCTTCTTTGTAGAAGTCTACGGTTTTCCATCTGTAGGCTTGTATTTTGTCGTAGTCTACTCCCCACTGAGTTAGAGTAGCAGTGAACTGATTGTGCATTTCTAAGAACAGATCTTTTGCAGCAAACGCAGCTAATTCTTTTACCATAGCCCAGTGTGCTACATATGTGCCGTAGTGCTCTGCTGTGAAGTGTGGTTTAAAATGATCCATATTGGGTTTAAATTCTCTTGCTCCTGGATCGAAGTACCCTTCTACCATATATCCGTTTCCAAGGTGCCAGTATGGGGCAGCTATAGTGAGGTCGTGTTTCCAACTTACATCAATTGTGTCTACAACATCTAAAGATGTATCAAAGCTATTGGCTGCATCGTTGTGCTGAGTAACCACGTGATTGCGCATACAAAAAGATCTACCATCATGATTTACAATTCCTGCCATTTTCATGTTTGGGGATGCACACATGATAGTCCAGAAATCTGACCTAAGTCCTCCATCAATTCTAATATGTATATTTGGCAGATCAAATGGATCACTATCTAGTGTGCGGCAGATATTATTCCATCGCATAACCTCACTGTGAAAAGGGGAAGAATCTTTACCACGTCCGTTTTGTATTATGGTATTAGAATTATATGATTCTAAGCATTCTTTAAAGAAGTCACGTTTAAATAAGAACAGATCACCGTTGTTAGTTGGGTATTTCCATGGAAGCCAATCCCAATTACGTTTGCCTTCCTGACCTACTCCGCTACAATCTAATGGAAGTTGTCCATCAATGTGGTGAAATATACTACGTGGGAAGTTTGATGCACTTACAAAAGTAACATCAGTATTGTTTTCTAGGAAGTCTGCTATTGCATTTAGTGAATCAGCAGATGGGAAAGCATCGTGGTCCACACGCATAAGGTAATCGTAGTCAAGATCCATTCCGCTTGATATTCCAATAAAGTTTGCTTCTGTATCAAACGGTATTGGCTTACGTTTTTGTAGATCAATAACCGGGTATGGGTTAACTATATTAGTAAAATATTCAGTATCGATATTGTTATTTACAAAAACAAAATCGAATCTATCTAATTCAGATGACTTACGATCCAGAAACCTACGCCAAGCAGAAATGAATATTGAGTTTCCATTATTGTAGAAGCCACATGATTGTATAGTGACTCTTATTTTCATTATAACCTCTTCAGTATAGTAAGGCCATTATTGTTGGTGTAGACTTTCTCAATTGACCAGTGTGGATTATCTCTAATAAATCGTATTATAGCATAATTTAGTCCAGTACCAACTTCGTTTGTAGTAACATGATCTACAAATAACTTTGCATCACACGCTTGCCCTTGTGTACCAAATGTTTCTGTATCATGCATTATAATGTATTTAGTAGCTTGGTTGCCGTGCCGGGCTAATTCAATCTCAAGAACATCTTTGTGGTGGAACGTGTCAATGAATAGTAGCTCAACTTCATCAATAACTGGAATCTTTGTAGTATCCCCTTTTTGGTACGTATAATCAACCAAGTCGTCATATAGACGTTTATATTCATTTGCCCAAAAGTTATTAGTTCTAGGATCCCCACCGGCGTGCTCTTTAGAGTTCCATTCGAATAGATCGATTGATAATAATGATTTTGGCTTAGCAAATAAGAATGCTCTAGTAGAGAATCCGTATCGTACGCCCATTTCAGTTATAGTGTCAACCTTTAGGCCATACTCTATAAGGGTAGGTACGTGCTCATTAATGTCACAACCATGTGTGTTTGTCATTCGGTAGATTTCATTTTTCTCACCTTCATATGATGCTACTGGAAAGTGTCCGAGCATGAGATTTAGTTTTTCTTGATAGTGCATAATATATCCTATTATTAAATTAGTTTTTTAATGTATGATTCTACAACTGCAGCTACAAGATCTGGAGCAGTACTGTTATACCATTCTGTGTAAATTCCATCTTGTGCGTTCTGGAAATGTAGCCAATCATCCCCGTGGTTATCATCTCCTATTTGAGCTTCACTGTCTTTGTATTTAATGTCCCAATGAGTAGTACGTGTATTCTCAGGGTTCAGAGTAGGGGTACATTGGAAGCACTGATCAATTACAATAGGATGAACTTTGAATTTAATAGGCTCTCTATCTCTATCTAATGTTATATATGTGGCAGCATGCTCAAATGATACTGGGAATAGAAAGTTGGAATATCTATTTGTGCGCAATATGGTAATGAACTCAGCAAAGCCGCCCGGGTCAGATAGGTAGGTCTTGCAGTTCCTAGCCAATAGTATGTCTTGCCATATATCAAGCCTACGCACGTTCTCAATTCCGCAATTACGTAGTTGTTGTAATTCATGCTTCTCTGACAGTCTGTGATGGTATGGGGCTACTGTCCAAGAGTATGTGAATAGTATATCATCGCACATATCTTGTAACCTGGCTAGTAAGTCGGGGGTCTGACCACGATTAAAGTTTTTACCTACTTCACCATCCTTTAGTGTGAATATAATTTTAACTGGCTTACCTAATTCACGTAAGCGCCTAACTATGTCAAATATGACATTAAATTGCTTATTGATGCCATAGTACCAACGTACGTAGTCAGGCCATCTAAGACCAACACGTAGATAGTCTCTATAGTTATATGCTAGATCCATATTCTCTGCAATGTATTCATCTGTAAATGTAAATGGATAGTCGTCATCATCCATGCACATATATTCTAATAGTGTACGATCCCATCCAACTTTTCCGTCAATAGGATATACTTTTCTTCCAAGACCTAAATGAGCTACTTCGTTGTTGTGTATTTCAAGAGCATTAGCTGCTATATTACTATCAATCCATTTAGCTGTTGGCCAGAACTGTTCTAGGATAGGTGCAGAGGCCATACCTATACGCCAGATGTAGTCAAATCCTTCATCACTAACAAAGCCGTCCGGAAATACAGTTGGGTCGCCCTCATTAAGAAGATTTACCCAATCAGTTTCTCCACCGCCTTCTAGTTGGTACCGTTGTTTTACAACAGCCATTTGGAGGTCATCTACAGGTAGATTAACTTTACCGCGATATGTTTCTAGCCCTATACAGTTTGTTTCATCAACATTACTACGATATAGGTGAATCTCTACATTAGGAAAGAACTCCTTCATTATCTTGTAGTGACAGAAATAGGCAAAGTCCATTCCTAGATTCTCTCCTAGGTTTAGTACTTTGATTTTAATTGGGCGTCCGCTTCTTAGGTCCTTTATAAATTCTTGTGGGCTTATGTACATAACTACCTCTAGTATTGTTTGTGTTTTGGTTCTGTTAGCTTGGTATTTTTTCCTGATATAGCGTCTTTGAACAGCTCGTTTATCTCATCCATTAGATCATTACGTTGTCTGTTAACTGCGCTTACAGTATCTGCGGCGCTAAGACGTTCTTCGTCTGTAAGTGATAGGTCTCTGCGTGTGTCTTCAAGATGCCATAGACGTACGTTTGAAATAGTTAATTTATCTACTAAACTTCCTAGTGTTTCCATTGATTATCCTTTTATCCATAGTGACTGGTATTCTACAATTATAGGTATATATCCTTTATTGTATAACCACTCGTGACTAGTTCCACATTTACCTTCTCCAGGTAAGTCATAATCATCTAGAAGAATAATACTA